ATCCTTCATCTAAAAGATCTACACACAAACGATACTGCTGACTCTCAGTAAGAATATCAGTATCTGGTTTATAAGTTAGATACTTAAAACAGAAAGGACGATGTGTTCCATTCTTCTTAATAAAATACTCAACCATAAATTTAGCATGAGCGTCATTAAAATTATCAGTTGTAGTTCCTATGTTATACTCTACTCCAATCTTCTGAGCGTATGATGCAAAGGCACGGTTATCTCTAGGGAAACATGGTCCACCAAATCCAAACCCAAATCCCATATACTTCTGACCTACTCTACTATCAGCTCCAATTGATTTTAATACAGTATCAATCTCATCATCAAGACCCGATTTAGATAATACTTGACCAATCATATTTGCATAACTGATCTTAGTAGTAAGAAAACAATTAACTGCAATCTTAGTCAACTCAGCAGATTTCGTACTCATAAAATGAATAGAAGGATCTTTATATCCCAATTGAATCTTCTGATAGATATCTTCCAACACTGGAACATGATGTCCATTGCCACCAATCAATACCATATCAGCATTCTGTAAGTCTTTTACAATAGATCCCTGTGCAATAAACTCTGGATTATAATAAACATCTACACCATCATCTATAAGTCTTCTTTGAAATACTTCACAGTCTCCTGGATTTGTAGTACATCCAACAACAAGAGACTTACCTGTTAAACCAGATCCATTTTCTCCTGTTGTCTTCCACCCCAATCTCATACAATCGCTAACAACATCTTCAACATTACTGACATCATAACTACCATCTTCATTTGATGGAGTAGACACAAGAGTAAAAATAACATCAGATTCAAGAATTACTCTTTCATTATCTGTTGTAAATTCTATATTCTTAGAATCATTAAGAAGTGTTCCAACAGTAGGTTCAGATCCATTATAATTTTTATCTTGAAGTTCCCTAATATAATCAGAACGAGTATCAGATGCAATAACATCATAACCTGCCTTTTCTATAAGAAGAGCAAGGCACAATCCTAATCTACCTGCTCCAATCAATCCAATTTTCATTGTCATTTAAGTTTTGCTGTAATTAATAAGTGCCATCCTAATTTCTTTTCTAGAACCTCAAACATTTCATCTGGCATTGTTTCAAACCAAGGTTGCTTTATATATTCACCCTTTTTATAAGGTTCTATTTGATATGGAAAAATATGATCTCTTTCAATAGAAATAATCTCAAAATGATCTCCAAGTAATTCATGAATCTCATCCTCAGTATAAGTATATGCCACAGGACATCCATACTGTGCCTCAGGTTGGTCTAATCCAACACTAATCATATAGTTCTTCCAAGAATCAGATGCATAAAGCATAAGTTTAAACACACCATCCTTAGCAAGATACTTACTGATTTCAACCATTGCCTTCTCAGGATGTGGTGTATGATGTAACACACCCCAGGAATAAATCAAATGATATTTTTCATCAGGTAGGAAAGTTGATAATTGTTCAGCATTACCCTCATAAAATTTACCATGCTGATTATAAACACTAAATCTCTTTTTGGCAAGTGCAAGACTCTCTGATGATAATTCAACACCAGTATACTCTGATCCAAATCTAGCAAAGTTAATCCCTGCGGTGGCTAAACCACATCCAATCTCTAATACTTTCCTACCATTCCATTCATTGAACTTAGAAAAAGATTTAATATGAGGTTCGACAAAAAATTTCTTCTTCTCTACCTCATCAAAATATTCCTTTGTACCTTTTGGTTTATTAGAATGTTTGACATTACAAGGACGATGATCCCAAAAGGATTTCACCTCATCAATCATAATTTAAACGTGGGGATAGGTTCCATCTTATGCTTGTTCTTCATATTAAATTCATCAAGTATATCAACTGCTGGTCCTCTTCTATATTCCATTGCTTCTTCTAGTTGTTCATAGGATGCACCAATCTGATCTTCATCCTTTCTATCATCATCCCATAACCCGTCGGTAGGAATTGCATCACAAATCCTTTCATCTACTTCAAGGTACTCTCCGAGTTCCCAAACTTCCGTTTTATAAAGATCAGCAATAGGAGCAATGTCAACGCCACCGTCACCATACTTAGTGAAAAAACCAATTCCATAATCTTCTACCTTGTTACCAGTACCAACAACAATACCTCCCTTTGAACCAGCAATCTGATACAAAGTAATCATTCTAATACGTGCCTTTGTATTTGCAAGAGTTAATTCATCTGAAGTAAATTCTTTTTTACCATGCCCGTGTGCATCAGACCACCACTGCAATGAATGAAGGAATTGATCGTATGTAGTAGACAGTTCAACAAATACTTGGGTCACATTATCATACTTATCTGTTAATGCTTTCGCATGAATCTCAGATAGTTTACTGTTCTCATGTGTAGAATTCAAAGGCATACACACTACGTATGTTGGTAATCCAGTTCTTGCACACAGTGTAGATACAACAGCAGAATCAATTCCACCAGAAACACCTATAACAAATGCTTTAATGCTATGCTGCCAATAATAATCTTTAAGCCACCTAACAATCTTATCTGCTAGATCTTCATAACTTTCAATTCTATTCATGATTTAATTTCCTATTTGTGTACAAATCCAATTATAGGTCTTACGGATGCCCTCTTCAAGTGTTTGTGAGTAATCCCAACCAAGTTTTTCTCTAACCAAATCGTTGTTAGAGTTGCGTCCACGTACCCCAAGAGGTCCGTCAATATGATTCTTCTCTACTGATTTACCAGAAACCTTAGCAGCAGTATCAACTAACTGATCAATGGTAACCATTTCTTCTGATCCAATATTAACTGGTCCTAAGAAATCTGAATTCATCATTCGATAGGTTGCTTCGACGCATTCATCAATGAACAAGAAGGAACGAGTCTGTAACCCATCTCCCCACACATCGATGGATCCACCTTCCTGCGGGAGTCTAGCCACTTTGCGGCAGATTGCTGCTGGTGCCTTTTCTCTTCCTCCATCCCAGGTTCCTTGGGGACCAAATATGTTATGGTACCTAGCAATACGAACAGGAATACCGTGGTTCCTATTGTAAGCAAGGTAGAGACGTTCCGAGAACAATTTCTCCCATCCGTATTCGGAGTCTGGGTTGGCGGGGTATGCGGAGTCTTCACGGCAATCAGGGTTGTCAGGATCTAGTTGGTTGTGCTCTGGGTACATACATGCTGACCCAGAATAAAATATCTTTGTCTTATTCTCTTCCTTAGTCTCATTAAACTTGCGCTGCTCTTCAAGAACATTTAAGTTAATTGAAACTGAATTATGCATAATATCAGCATCATTCTCACCAGTGAATACAAATCCTGCTCCACCCATATCAGCAGCAAACTGATAGATCTCATCAAATGTTTCTTCCATCTTATAAGGAATGGAATGGTAGAAATTACCTCGCTCACCTTTAAACTTTAATACACGACGAACAAAATCTACATCCCGTAGATCGCCATGTACAAATTCATTTGCTTCTGTCTCTGAGAACTCAGGTGATTTTAAATCTACTCCCCTTACCCAATAACCTTCTTTACGCAGTCTCTTTACCATATGACTGCCAATAAATCCACCCGCACCCAGCACCAATGCGGTCTTTGTATAGTCCCTCATACTCTTTCCGAATAATCGATCACTTTATTTAGTATTAAATTTATTATACAAAAAAAGAGGTTGATTGTCAACCTCTTCCGTAATCATCTTTTAATCTAATTATATCATTTTCTTTACAAACACCCCGTTGAACTTCAATAAAAAGAATCCCATCACGACCACCTTCCATACGGTGTACTGCCTTCTTAGGTATAAAAATATACTCGCCTGGTACAATCTTTCTTTCATCATCTTCAAGAGTTAATAGACCTGATCCTGCAACAATCGTCCAGTGCTCTTCTCTACCCTTATGATACTGTAAAGAAAACCTAGAATTAGGATTTACATATATCTTTTTAACTTTATAATCAGAACCTTGACCGATAGTAGTAAACCAACCCCAAGGTCTTTCCTCATGAATAAAACCAGTTTTCATAATATAAAATTAATTTTATTTATACCCAACGGTTAACCGTTAGCTCAATTGTATTATCATCCATCTCATATTCATCTTCTACTTCAAACCCCTCACTCTTAATTGTATCATGAATTATCATTCTTGCATACTGTTGCGTAACCTTATCTAAGAATCTTTCAATTGGAATATTTTTACTCCAAGTCTGTCTATCTGCAATAAATTCAAACGTTTCATTAGTTTCATTCCATTTGAATCCAATATCAACACCAATAGCAATATCAACTTCCTTAGTAGGATGATCTTCTGCATGATCAGGATCAGTTATAACCAATTCTACTATTGACATACCAGCAAAAGGAACATTAGGTCTCTCACCCATAAGTTCTAATGCCTCAATCAATTGATCCCTCTCTTTAATTTTGGTCTTTATTGTACTGAAGTGTGACATTTTCTTGTGTTTGATAATACTCTGGTTTGCGTTCAACATTTAGAACTGTTCCCAATCTCTCTTCTATTCTCTTGGTAAGATTTTCACATTCATTACCAACAGTACCCATAACTTCTTCGGTTACAGTACCATCTTGTTTGATGGTAAATTTAAGAGTCTGTTGTTTTGTCATTGAATTCAACTCCTTCACAGTCTTGTTTTGAACAATAGTAACGACCATCTCCTTGTGTTTGTGTTAGATAAGAACACTCGGCAGCCCATTCATCCATTGCCTCTCTGACAATAGATTTGATTTCTCCTCTCCACTTCTCACGATACTTCTCATATCGCTCCATTCTTTTTTCTTTAATCTTTTTGAAGTTAAACATTACTTCTTCCAACCACCAGATTTTAACCAGTTATTATGATGTGGATTATCCCAACTGTCACTAATTTCATATGATGGGATGATAACCTCAGAGATATATCTTCTATTCTCTTTGGCAATATTTAAACTTTGTTCTTCTAAATTATTTACCCTACCATCAATCTGTGATGACCACCATACTGCACCACCTAATTGTGCTGCTAAGAAAGTTAGTACTGCAACTGGAATTTTAAAGTTACTCATTAATCATCTCCTTTAATATAACATGGAACACCCTCTGGATCTAACCATTTAGTGTACTCACGATCTTCTATACAGGTATATAGTTGTTGTTGATTATCTAAAAGATACATGTCTTTGTATCCTTGTTTAGGATAATCATACCATTTCTGAATACGAAAATCGGTTCTTCCATTTTCAAGTTTTTGATCAGTATATACAAAACGGTACATACCTTGCGTAAGAATAGGAGTATACTTCATGATACTCCTACAAGATCTTGTCTAAGACATTCAACCACAAGACTATAATTCAATTCATGATCATCATCACTATAATCTATTTCATTCTGATAATATCGTTTAACCTTCTTATATAACTTTGGATTCTTTACATCAAGGAATATTTCCTTGTTCGCAGCAGCCTGAAGGATGCCTAGATCTTTCTTGAATTTAGAAGTAAGAGTCATTGCTCTGTATTGTTTACCTTGTAATTATAAGGGTTTGGTCTGATCTTGTCAAGCCATTACAGAAGAATTGCTCCGATAATAAATCCCTTGGCAAATGCAATACAAGTTACTTGATAGTCAGTCCATCCAAATTTGTCTTGACATTTTTTAATAAGTGCTTTGTCCCATTCAACAACCTTGTCAAATGCTCCCTTAACTTTGTTCATCTTCTTTAAATTCGTGTGTTTTATTTATATCTGGCATTGTATCTTGTAATATTACACTATATGTTTCCCTAGTTCTCATCTCCAATTTCACAACAAACTTACACATCTGTCTAAGGATATCAACGTCATCACAACTATCAATCTCCCTAGACATCTTTTCATACTCAAATTGTAATGAAGTACTTCTTAAGTATATTTCTTCTGGATTCATCCCTGCCATATCATCTCAGGCATTGCTTGTGGTGTCTGTCTTCCAATAGTAAACATAAGAATAAAGTATCCAACAAACCATATGATATTAAACAACCAAGCCTGTCTGTAAAGATACTTTCTAATAC